ATCAGCAAGTATGCCAGCTCTATTTTGTAGAGTATATATTCTATCTGCAGAATTTGTATTTACAAAATATCCATCAAAAGTATCAGCAGCATTTCTTAACTTCATTGTTGTATCTAAGAAAGTCTTGATACCTGAGTTTGTTTGTTCTGATGCAAGAACCATATCTCCACCTCCACTAGTAGCCCATTCAACTGCAGTTCCAGCAGTATTTGTTCTTAATACTTGAAGAGAAGTTCCAAGAGCTCCAATAATTTGAATAACATTTATTTCTGCTTGTGTTATATCTTTACCTTTTGCTAAATAACTCATAATTTTATTTATTGATAACTTTTAATTCTACTTCATTGGCAGTGTTTTTATACTTCTTTGCAAGTCTTCCTCTTATAACTCTAAAATCAGATTCTTTATTTGCAACTGTTTTTTCTCTTTCTTTTAATTCTTTCTCCTTTTTAAGTTGCAATTTTTCTTTTTCATTTATTTCTAAAACTAACTTGCTTTTAATGTTTTCCATAGATACAACTTCTTTATTCAATCTTGAAATATCATTATTATAATTCTCAACTATCTTTTCAATCAATTTTATATTCTTTTCATTTTCACTTTTATGCTTTTCAAATAATTTATTCATCTCTTTGACAAGAATTGTTTTATTTTTAATTTCTGTATCTAACAATTCAATTTCATCCTTTTGGCTATTTAGCAAAGACTGGTGTCTTGAAATTTGATATTCATTTTCTTTTATATCATTTACAGTTTCTTCTTTCTTTGAAATTAATCCAACAACTATATCTACCAAGTTTTCTTCTTTCTTAATGCATCGTCTTTCTCTATCTTCAAATGCACTTTCTGTACTTCCTCTTTCTCTTTGAATTATTTCCAATTTTTGTTTCTCCAAATTGATTTTTAATTCAACTTCGTGAAGTTCTTTATTAGCATCATCTTTTGTTCTTGTTATTGGTGGTGTTCTCATAATTTTAATTCTAATTAAGCTCCAACAATTCTATATTGAACCATTCCTGTTATTTTAGTTGCAGCACTAAGATTCATTATAAAGGCTGTTGCTTCTAGACACTCAATTGAGTTTGAAGTTGTTCTATCATAAACATATGCTTGATTGTCATCAAATGCATATTCATATCTTTCCATTGGAGTTGCATTTGCAGTAGATCCTGCACCTGCTAATTTAAATATAGCAGTATTTGCTCCTCCAGTTGGCATAACTTCTAAGTGGTCAATCTCAATGTGTCCTTTTGTAGGAGCAGCAATAATCGTATTATCACCAGATGTTGATGTATTTATTTCTGCATTTCCTCTTTTGTCTGTTAACATGATTTTATATTTGTTAAATTATTAATTTTTAACCCCTATCCTGAGGAATAAACTTTTACTCCCCAAGTAGAGATTAAAATCTCTATGCCTTTGTAGGATACACAGTGAAGTAATATGGAGTTGCTCCAATCAAAATCTCAACATCCAACTGTGTTCCAGACAAACCAGAAGCAGCAGAGTTCTTAAGATTGGTAATAACACCACCATTAGCACCAGTTCCTGTAAATGTAACCTTTGAAGCATTAGCAGTTAAGATAATATCTCCATCAGTTAGAGTTACATCACCATTTGTCAAAGTGATATCTCCAGCAGTAAGAGTCAAAGCAGCTGTTCCTGTAGCATTACCTGCAATTACAGTAGCACCATATTTAGCAACAGAAAAATCATTTGCAGCTCCATCGAAGCATTCAATATATTTTCCAGTTGTAATAGTTGCTTCTGTAGCAGCAATATACAGAGCTGTTCCTGTTGTCATGGCAGCAGCACTTATGTGAAGTGCTTTACCAGCAGCAAGAGCAGCAGAAGCAGTAACTTTTACTATAGTTGTTTCATCAGTAGCAGCAGATGAGAACTCTGACAATACAGCCGAAGTTCCTGTTGCTCCTGAATGAACTACACTTAACAATCTACCTGTAGTTGCAATTGCAGTCGCAGAAGATGTTATGGAAAGAACATTTCCAGTTGTAAGTGCATTTGCTACAGCATGAATACCATTTCCAGTAGTCATAGCAGCAAGTGGAAGATAAACAGCAGTTCCTGTAGTCATTCCTGAAGGAGTAACTGTTAAGAAACTTGTTGTTGTGCTTCCTGTAAACACACCAGATCCTGCCAACACAATAACACTTGCACTTGTTGCAGTATTATTAGTGATTGTTAAAGAAGCAGCATTATCTGCATCTGTGACAGTTATAGAACCATCAGCCATTGTGAAATCTCCAGCAGTCATGTCAATATGACCTGCTGTTAAAAGAATATCACCAGCAGTTACAGTTATAGCATCTGTCCCAGCAGCAGTTCCAGCAATGTTTATCTCACCATCTTCACCCAGTGTAAATACAGCAGCAGAAGCAGTTACATCCCATGCTCTCAAATACCATCCACCATTTAGAGTTCCTTCTGTCAACTCAAGTGACAAAAGAGCTCCTGTTGTTAGAGTTGCACAATCTAATTGCACAACACCTCCAGCAGCAACAGCACCAACAGTAGTAGCTCCACTATTGGTAACTGCAAGTGAAGCAGCATTATCTGCATCGCTTATATCTACAGAACCATCTGTTAGAACTGCATCTCCAGCTGTAATTGTAAATACAGTTGTAGTTGCTGTTCCTGTGATAGTTGCAGATGCAACCAATGTAAGAGCAGGTGTAATTGTAACAGCACCAGTTGATGTTGCTCCAATTGCAATTGTTCCAGTTCCATAGGCATCAATAGTTAAATTGACATTCCCAGAAGAACCGGCCACAATTGTTGGGACTGTTGCAGACAAAAGAGTTGCAGCTCCTTGTCCTGTAACTGACCAGCTAGATCCTGTTCCATCTATGTCTTTCCTTGTTGCAGTTGTATGTGCAAGTGTCAATAAAGCTCCAGATGAATTACCATCTCCTGTAAGAGACAATACAGCTGTAGTTTCAGTAACTCCTGCCATTACAACAGATCCTTGATTTACAGTTATAGTCCTTCCAACATCATAAGCACCATCAAGAGACGATGAACCTCCACCACCACCACCTAAAGCAGTAGCAGAAGATCCATTGTCATAATACAACACACCTCCATCTACATATAACAAGAACTCACCGGTTGTAGTAGCTGGAGCTACAGTTGCATCCTCAAATCTAAGACAACCATTTGCTGCCTTTAGATTGATACCTCTGAAATCAGAGAAGGACTTTCCATTTTTATAACTCATATTTTAGTTATATTAAAGCAATAAATACCATATTCATAGGACACTCCTATGCGGATGTTCATTGCAGGCTAATAAAAGAATTTAGCTTGCATTGGTATTCTTGGATCCGCTCATATTTCTAGGATCGTTGAATCCAATGTCAAACATCATTGTAGTCTTATACTGAATTTCTCCAGTTTTGAATACAACATTTGGACCTTCAAGCATAATTGGTTGTGACTCTTTGTATTGTAGACCAAATTCATCAGTCTTCATACTTGTGTCAATACCCCACCAATATGCAGTGTTCGTAGTAATCCATGGAACTGGCAAAATTTCAAAGTCATCAATTGCAGCAGCATCATTGTCTGCTGTTCCAGGCATAGAATTTCTTCCACCACCAACAATTGTTCTTTTAATTTCTTTCAATCGGAAATTAACAGCTGACTTACTTCTACAAATAATAGTATCATAGTTGACATCCATCAAGTTTCCTTTTGGATCTCTAATTAATGAACCTGTATAAGCAAGAGCTTTTAATGCATCATAATCAGCATCCATGTTGACAGTAGTTCCATCTGTAATTCTATTATTCCAGTTAGTTCCACCATCCTCTCTTGTGTGAGCATTTGAAATAGCAGCAACTGCATCGCCACCAGCAATTGTTGCTGTGTAGTTACCATTTTCATCACTCACTGTGTAAGTAGTTGAAAAAGAATTATCCAACCTGTCTGCACATAGAATTTCTCTATGTCTTTCACATGCAGCAACCAATGATTTAACCACTCTTGTTAAATCTCTCTTCTTAATACCAAACTTCCACATTCTTTTTGTAACTGGTAACATTTTACCATATTCAACTTGTGTATAAGTTTGGTCATATCCCTGAACCGGGACTTCTGAAGTGACAACAGCATTTTCTGTTATCCTAGCAGCAGCACCTAACCCTGATAGAGAAGAATCCTTGATGTAGTAATCAGTTACACCAGATACTGTATTAAAGTATTTGTTATAAACTGATTTCTTTTCAAGTTTACTCTCTTTCAAGTAAATGTCTTTGATAGCAACATTTGTTAGATCGACTGCTTGACTTAATGTTAAAGGAGCACTCATATTATTATTTTAGATTAATTATTGCTATTAAGAAACTGTACTAACCACACCATTTCCGACCAACATGTTTCCCCAGATCTGGTTGTCACCAGTTGCACCAACTACTCCTCTTTGTAGAAAACATACAATTGTAGTTGTTACATCAGTCCCACTGTTATTCACAGTGTTCTTGTCTGTCAATGCCATTCTATCTCCATTGTCAGCTGCTAAAGAAGCACCTGCTGACTGCACTTGAACATCTTCACTTCCATCTACTTCAATTGCATCAACTTCAGTAGCTGCTGTAGTAGCAGATGAAATTGCAATTGCTTTTCTTGTATAGGAAACAGACGATGAAGTACACACTGTCCAAGTAGTAGCACCCACTGCCAAATCCAATAAATCTCCAACTAAAACAGTCTGAGATGAAATTGGAAGAGCACGAGCACCTTTACTTGCATTATCCCTTAGGATAGTAAATCCAGCACCATATTTCATAATTTCTTTTGGTTATTTAGTAAGATCCTCAATTTCCTTTTGAGTCCATCCACCATCTTCCAATGCTCTTATTTGAGCA